TCACAAGGCACAACTGGAACAACTGGTATTCAGGGTTCAACAGGTACACAGGGTACAACTGGCACAACTGGAACTCAGGGCATTACTGGAACGCAAGGTACGCAAGGCACTATTGGATCTCAAGGAATTCAAGGTACGCAGGGAATTCAAGGTTCTTTAGGCACTATTGCTTTAGTTTTCAACAGCGGAACACTATTTAATTCTTCAAGCGCTGGACAATTCAATTTCAATAATGCAACTCTTGCTTCTGTTACATTTGTTTACATCAATAGCACTGCGGGTGCGCCACTAGCAGTTGGTGACATTATTACATTTTCACTTGGTACAACTTTTGCAAGATTTACTATTTCAACAACACCTACATTATCTACAACTACTTACACAGTACCCGTAACATTTGGCGCTTCTAATGGATCATTTACAAATGGTGTTACTTACGGATTTGATGAAGCCAATAGAGGTATTCAAGGAATTCAAGGCACTCAAGGTATTCAAGGCAACCAGGGAACAACAGGTTTGCAGGGAACGCAAGGTTTGCAAGGCATTACAGGAACGCAAGGTACAACAGGCACTCAAGGTTTGACTGGTACTCAGGGTTTGACTGGCGCACAAGGCACAACTGGAACGCAAGGCATAACAGGTACAACTGTTTCTTCAACATTTAATGCGCAAACAACTGCTTATACTCTTGTTGCTGGTGATGTTAATAAATGGGTAACAATGAACGCGGCTACCTCACAAGCAATCACTATTCCGCAAAATACATTTAGCGCAGGAAATGTTATTTATGTTCAACGCATTGGTGCAGGTGCGGTTCCAATTACTCAAGGTACTGGAACAACAGTGACATCAAATGGTGCTACTTCATCAGCGCCTAACATTCGCGCTCAATACAGTTCAGCAACAATTCTTTGTACTGCGTCAAATGTATTTACAGTTGTTGGAGACATTACCTAATCCACAACATTCCTACATCTGCGGTAGGTCGTAGATTGGCAACTTTCCAACCGCCATCTATCCACGCATCAGATGTAAGTTGATGCCAACCTAGTAATTGATTGACATTATTAGATTGCATGTTGCCCCACTCTTGCGGTTCTTCTAAGTGGGTCACAATGTATTGCGCGGCCATCTCTCTGTAACCCAGGGTAAATAAATAATCCAATTGATCTTCATGTTGAGCAATGGTTTCAAATGTCCATTCAAAGCAAAGCGTTCCCCCATAATGGCGGGTCATGCCTTTCATTACTTGCCACTCAGCACCTTCAACATCAATCTTGATTAAGTCAGGATCTCCATACTTGTCTGCGAGCGCATCAATGGTGATTGTGTTTACTTCTACTTCACGGTGAGGCTTTCCTGCGTATGGCATGCGTTCATTTGTTAGCCATTCTTTATTAAGCGTACTTAATCCATCTTCATCTGCCTCATAAAACTTTAAGCGCTCACCATCTTTGTCACTGACTGCCATTCTAAGAGGCACAACATCAGGGTTGTAAATAAAGTTCTTAACCAACTGCCCGTAAACCCGTGGTGCGGCTTCAAGGGCTATTACGCGGTATCCCTGAGCCAACCCTGCCATCACTGCATCACCGCGATTAGCGCCAACATCAAACATCAACATGAGCAAGCCTTTCCAAATTGTTTTTTACCGCTTTTGCGTACCCTGGATTTAATTTCATGCCGTCTAATTTATGCAACAATTCAAGGCTTTCATCTTTGCGTCCAATCCACCAGGCGGCTACTGCCTTCTCAAACAAAAGCACATACTTGCCTTCATAACCCACATCAACAGGGAGCGGTGAATTAAGTTGGTTGTGCAATCCAATGTTTGCCCAGGTGTAACACTCTTGCCACTGCGCTAAACGCTCATGGAACTGCGCCATAAGGAAATAACCTTCAGGGCGGTACGGCAAATACGCAATAGCCTGCAATAAACAGTTACTTACAGTGGCCTGGCGGTCATTTTGATCATCAAAACAATGTGCAACTTTAAGAAGTGAGGCGTAAACCAGGGTTGGGTGTGACTCAATACCGTACTCAGCGGTGCGCAAATAGAAAGAAACGGCTGATGCTGTTTGGTTTTGCTTCTCGTATTCCACTGCAACATCAAAATTAAGCACTGGATTGAATGGATCTTTAGAGAGTTCTATAACTAATTCCTCAATTTTCATACGCCAATGCCTCCATAATCAAATCTTCTACCACCGCACCAGGTACTTGCAAGACAAATGCGGCGTTATCCTGGAAACCAAAAGACACCAAAAGGTTACCTTTGTGAACCGCCGCCCCTACACAGAACTCAACGCGAGCATCTAAGAATGAAAATTCCTTGCTTAGCCCTACAACATTAAGTTCTTGATCCCACACAACTAAGCGGTGACGGTAAATTGCATCTTTCTGCTTGAGGTAATTCTTAAATAGATCTACCTCATGGGTAATGGAGATGTACATACTGCCCCACCGTATGACCTGGCTAGATCCACGCTGATCTTTAGGCGCAACGGCTGTTGGCTTAACAAATACTTGTTCACACTCACCGCTGATGGGGTTTGCATAAACTAATTCTGTTGGCATTGTCCATTTAATGAAGTGATAAGGCTTATCTAAGACAGGTATCCAATTCTTTTCACAGTAAGAAGTATTAGGAGCGGGTGCATTGATACGCACACGCCTGACCTCTTTGACAGTCCAATTATCCCAATCAATCTCAATGCGGCTGTACTCCATACGCCCTACGCCGTTGGTTGTTGTATCTCTACGCACTCCTACCAGGTAGTAATCATCTAACCACTGCACAACGCGGCAATCTTCTTCACCAACAAACTCCCACATGGGCGCAACATCTAATTCAGATGTATCCACTTTGGCGTGTTTGATCATTTCAAGATCATCATTGAGCAAGCACAAGTAATTAACAGTTACTAGGCGTTGATCTTTTTCAGGGTGCAGGTATGACAGTGGCCCAAAGCGGCTAGGAAATTTTTGCTCATTTTCTGCGTGGTACAGCGTGTAATTAACATGGCGTAGGTTCACAAGAATGTTGCCTTTGTCATCAATAAAAATTGATGGGTTCATTAGCCCTGTACCGCTAGTTAATCCATGAGGGATTACTAGGGGCGCAAGTTTGCCACCGTGGTGAACTGCCTTCTCTACTAGGTTCATAATCCTTACAATACATGATGTTGCAAAAATCGCTATCATTGCAACACGCCTGATTTACAAGAGGCATAACAAGGGAGATACGCATGGGTCTGCGTGACCGTATCGCAAGAGCAATAGCAACAAGCAACATTGAAAAAGGCCCTAGATTGCCCGCGGGTTCTGTAACCATGACTGAAAATGACATGCTTAATCAAGCAGGCGGCCTTGCTATGCAACAAACATACGGCAACAATGTCGCACTCCCACGCGCACCATTTAGCGCAACAGTTCCATTTGGCCCAGGCAATCCAATTATCCCTGGTGCGATTAACCCAATTAACCCCGCAACTGGACGGCCTGAACCGCGCCGTTATGAATACCAGGTTGCGCAGAACATCAACATTGTTCCAACACGGCTTGTACCGTTTCAAACATTGCGTGATGCAGGAGATAGCATTGACATTCTTCGCCGTTGCATTGAGGTAATTAAATCTAAAATTAACGGACTTGATTTTGACATTGTTCTAGGCAATGACGCATCAGAAAAGATTGCGGCTGAGTCAGGTGGCGATCATGTGCGCGCTATGGCTAAGGCTCGCGAAAAGTACACAGATGAAATTAACCGCATGCGCGAGTTTTGGGAAAACCCTGATAAGGCAAACGGATACACATGGCAGGACTGGATTAACATTGCTGTTGAGGACATTCTTGTAATTGATGCGTGGGCTATTTACCCACAGCCAACAGTAGGCGGAGATCTTTACGGTTTCCAAATTCTTGATGGATCAACTATTAAGCCATTGATTGATGACCGCGGTATGCGTCCATTGCCACCTAACGCGGCGTTCCAACAAATTCTTTACGGTTTCCCACGCTCAGAATTTTCTGCAACAGAAGAAGATCCAAAAGCAGATGGTGAATTTACTTCTGATCAATTGGCTTACATGGTTAAGAACCGTAGATCAACAACTGTTTACGGATTTAGCCCAGTAGAGCGAGCGCTTCCATTGGCTGACATTTATCTGCGCCGCCAACAGTGGATCAGAGCAGAATACACAGACGGCGTATTGCCTGAACTTATGTTTACAACTGATGAAGATTGGGGAACTAACCCTGATCTCTTGCTTGCTTATGAGCGTATTCTTAATGATGATTTGGCAGGACAGACACAACAGCGTAAGCGCGCCCGTCTCTTGCCAAAGGGTTTAGCGCCTATTGTTAATGATGGTTATGGCGAAAAGTTCAAAGACACGCTTGATGATTATTTAATTACTTCTATCTGCGGACACTTTGGCGTACAACCATCTGAAATTGGTTTCTCACCAAAGGGCGGATTAGGCGGGGCTGGTTTCTCAGAAGGACAAGCAGAAAACGCAGAAGCAATTGGTATTGGCCCGCTTGCCAACTGGATCTCAAAACAACTTACAAATCTTTCATACACATACTTAGGTATGCCGCGTGAACTTGAATTTAAGTTGCTTACATCAGAACGCAGAGACACAGAAGAAAATGCGCGCAAGAACCAAATTGAAATTACATCTGCGGGTAAGTCAGTTAATGAGCGCCGTTCTGAATTAGGTTTGCCATTGCTTGATACACCACAGGCCGACATGCCAATTCTTGTAAGTGGTTCATCTGTTTACTTGTTCTCACCTGACGGAATGATTGATGCTTCAACTGCTTCTGTTGCTCCAACATTGAGCGGCCCTGATGCAACACCTGATGCACCTATAACTCCTGACACGCTTGAGGAAAAACCTGCAACTGAGGTTAAGCCTGAAGAAGAAGAAGTGACAGAAGTAAAGGCGTTTATGAAATGGGCGGCAAAGGGAAAACGCGCAAGACTCTTTGAGTTCAAATCATTAGATCCAATTGTGGGAGATGCTCTTAACCGTTGTGCTTTTGATGGCGATTTAGAAACCGCTAGGGCGCTGGCTAAGGCTTATCTAACATGATTGAGGGCGCTCTTGAGGCAGACGGGCGCATAGCGGCAAAGAACGCAGT